AGTCTTCAACTCCTGCACCTTGTCGTGTAAAGATTAAAGAGGCATTGAATGTGATTATGAATAAAGACGAACCTGCATTGATTGAATTTATAGAGAACTTTAGAACACACTTTAAGAAGTTATCACCAGAAGAAATTGCTTATCCTAGAAGTTGTAATAATCTTAAAAAGTATTCTTCATCAAAAGATATATATTTGAAAGGCACACCTATTCATGTAAGAGGTTCTTTACTTTATAATAATCTATTGAAGAAATACAAATTATCAAAATACGAAACGATACAAAGTGGTGATAAGATTAAGTTTATATCATTGAAAGAACCTAATACTTTAAGAGAAAATGTAATATCTTTTTCAAGTGAGTTGCCAAAAGAATTCAAACTACATCAATATATTGACTATGATGATATGTTTACTAAATCATTCTTAGAACCACTAAGATTTATTGTAAATGCAATAGGGTGGAACTTTGAAAAGAAATCAAACCTAGATGAGTTCTTTTAAACACTTGACAAACCATGCAAAGCGTGATATACTAATAATATGATTAAACCTTTTGATGACTATAAACGTAATAATACACTATACAGCCGTCTATTAGACGCCGCTGGTGATGATAAGTTACCTATATTAGACAATAGAACGTTTGAATCAATGAACGCAGAATACGGTAAGGAAGATATGAGAAAGAACCTTGCTGATTATATTGCTACTGAACGACCTGTATTTCCTTTAAGAGATATATCGGAAGATGATATGAGAGATAGTTTTAATTCTTTGAAGAACTTTAATACTAACTCTATTTGTACACCTAAAGAACAGGTTGAAAAAGAAGTCTTTGAGAAGTATGACGATTATGAATACAGTTATGAGAAGTATGGCATAGGTCTAATTAATGGGCCAAGTACTTTTAATAGTGTATCAAATTATTTCATGCAAGATTTAAGATTAGAGTGTGGTAGTTATGGGTTCAGAGCACCTAAAGAGGTATGGGAAAACGGCACGGCATATGATATATGGAAATGCCTAGGTCCTATATGGCGTGGTATTAATGCTGTAAAACTTGTTAAAGTAAAAGATTTAGACGGTATTGAAACTGAACAACTACTTGGTGGTGTATTAGATTCTAAAAGTTACATGGGTGCATTTAGATTAGGTACATATATCGCAACACAATTTAAACCTGTTGTTGCAAAAGCAATATATCAAATGACTAATGCTAAAACAGTATTAGATACAAGTTGTGGTTGGGGCGATAGACTTGCAGGTTTCTTTGCTAGTGATGCCGAAGAATACTATGGTTGTGATCCTAATCCAAATACATATGCTAGATATACTCAACAGATATCAAAGTATAATAAACTATTATCTAAACCTAAGAAAGTTACAATATGGCGTTGTGGTGCAGAAGATTTACCATATCATAAGTTACCACCGATAGATGTTGCGTTTACTTCTCCACCTTACTTCTCAACAGAAGAATACAATAAGGGTGGTGAGTTTCAAGAGGATCAATCGTGGTCTAAATTTAATGAGTATGAAAAATGGCGTGATGAATTTTATTTACCTGTTGCCGAGAAGTCAATGGCAGTATCAAAGTTTCTATTTGTGAACATTATGGATCCAAAGATCAAAGGTACTAGATATAGATCAAGTGATGAACTAGTAAATAGAATGAAAGATAAGTTTCTAGGTCAGATCGGTATGAGAATTATGCAAAGACCTAAGTCAGATAAACTATTTAAAGACGATAAAGAAAAGGCAGACTTTATGAATAAAATTTTTATAGAGAATGTGTGGTGTTTTGGTGATAAGAATTTTGATTTATTTCAACATTCCAGAAAGGCAAATTTAGATGAATTCTTTGCTTGACAAATCTTATAAATATAGTATAATATATAATGAAACTGTAATGAAACTAAAAGGATAACTAATGAGTGATTTTTTAAAAGATATAATAAAAGAAACTGGTAATGAATATGCCAGTCTAGTATCAGACGGTGCTTCAGGTGATGTTGATTCGTTTATAGATACAGGTTCATATATATTCAATGCCTTATTAGGCGGCTCTATTCATAGAGGACTCCCATCAAATAAGATAACAGCAATTGCAGGTGAAAGTGCCACAGGTAAAACTTTCTTTGTATTAGGTATGTGTAAAAACTTCCTAGATAAGAATCCTGACGGTGGTGTAATATTCTTTGAATCAGAATCAGCGATTACTAAAGAGATTATAGAAGAAAGAGGAATAGACAGTACTAGAATGGTTGTAATGCCAGTAACTACTGTACAAGAATTCAGACATCAATCATTAACTGTATTAGAAAAGTATTCTCAACAAGATAAGAAAGAGAAAAAACCATTACTATTAGTATTAGATAGTTTAGGTATGTTATCTACTACAAAAGAAATTGAAGATACACAAGACGGAAAAGAAACTAAAGATATGACGAGGGCACAAATTGTTAAAGCTGCCTTTAGAGTATTGACTTTAAAATTAGGTAAGGCAAAAGTGCCTTTGATTATTACTAATCATACATATGATGTTATTGGTTCTATGTTCCCACAGAAAGAAATGGGTGGCGGATCAGGATTGAAATATGCAGCGTCATCAATCGTATATCTTTCTAAGAGAAAAGAGAAAGATGGTACTGAGATCATTGGTAATATAATACATTGTAAGAATTATAAATCAAGATTAACTAAAGAAAACAAAGTTGTAGATGTTAGATTAACCTACAGCAAAGGTTTAGATAGATACTACGGTCTACTAGACTTAGCTTTAAAACATAATATATTTAAACAAGTTTCTACTAGGATTGAATTACCAGACGGCACAAAAACATTTGGTAAAACTATTAATAATGACCCTAAAAAATATTTCACTAAAGAGATACTAGAACAATTAGATGGAGTATGTAGCAAAGAGTTTAAATATGGAGATGGAGTTGAAGCAGATACCGAAACCTCACAAGACGACTAACCCTAAACATAGGGAAGACTATGTGTTCGTAGAGAAACCTGGAGAGGACTTTACGGCATTGAAGTTAATTAGTGGTCCATTTTCATCAATAGTTTATAAGTACGGTGCCGTTGGGATCAGACCTGAGTCTGAAAAAAGACCTGATGGTACCTTGCCTATGCAGTTCGATTATGTTATAATAGAGAATAACATTGACGCAGATTGTGATAGTCAAGAATTTATTAACCATGTCGGCGATATACTTGTTGTGTTGCTTGATGAAAAACTAAAAGAAGATAAACTAAATGCCAAGAATTGAACAAACAGCTTTAAGTAATTTAATATACAACGAAGAATACACTAGAAAAGTTTTACCTTTTATCAAAGAAGAATACTTTGCTGATAGACTAGAGGGATTATTATTCTCTGAGATATATCGTTTTGTTGACAAGTATAATAATCTACCAACAAAAGAATCTTTATCTATTGAAATGAACTCTAACAAAAGTGTTAATGAAGATGAATACAAAAAGATAACAGAAATATTATCTACATTTAATAAAGAGCCAGTAAACTTAGAATGGCTATTAGAAACCACAGAAAAGTTTTGTAAAGATCGTGCCATACATAATGCTATATTAGGTGGTATTCAGATACTAGATGGCAAAGATAAAGAACATACGCCAGAGTATCTACCTGAATTGTTATCAGGTGCCTTAGGTGTATCATTTGATCAGAAAGTTGGGCATGATTATTTACTAGAGTCACAAGAAAGATTTGACTTTTACAGAAAGAAAGAAGAAAGACTTGAACTTGATTTAGATTTCTTCAATAAGATTACAAGAGGTGGTATTCCAAGTAAGACTTTAAATATTTGTCTTGCAGGTACCGGTGTAGGTAAGACAATGTTTATGACTCACCTTGCTTCATCTATATTACTACAAGGCAAGAATGTATTGTACATTACTATGGAAATGGCAGAAGAAAGAATCGCCGAGAGAATAGATGCTAATCTATTGAATGTAGGCATGAGTGATCTTGAAGAATTACCATACACAATGTATGAAACAAAGATAAACAAATTACAAAGTAAGACGACAGGTAAGTTAATCATTAAAGAATATCCTACTGCGTCTGCTCATACAGGTCACTTCAAAAATCTATTGAGTGAGTTGTCTATGAAGAAATCATTTAAACCAGATATCATATTCATTGATTATCTAAACATATGTTCTAGTGCTAGATTTAAACCAGGCGCTAACGTGAACAGTTATACTTACATCAAATCAATCGCAGAAGAACTAAGAGGTCTTGCAGTTGAGAATGATGTGCCTATTTTCTCTGCTACACAAACTACAAGAGCTGGTTTTGTAAGTAGTGATGTTGGTTTAGAAGATACATCTGAGAGTTTCGGTCTTCCTGCAACAGCAGACTTTATGTTTGCTTTGATATCAAGTGAAGAACTAGAAGAAAGAAATCAGATAATGGTTAAACAATTAAAGAATAGATATAATGATCCTACGATCAATAGAAAGTTTATTCTTGGTGTTGATAGATCAAAGATGAGATTCTATGATGTAGAACAATCAGCACAATCAGATTTAGTTGAGAGTGGTCAAACACTTGCAACTGATAATAAATTCGGGAAGAAGATAGGTCAATTCTCGGACTTTAAAATTTAAGACCTAACTAAAAAGGAAATAATATGGCTACAGGAAAAGTAAAATGGTTTGACGCTAAAAAAGGATTCGGATTTATAACACCAGATGATGGTGGTAAAGACGCTTTTTTACACGTTTCAGCATTACAAGCTGCCGGTGTTGAATCAGTTAATGATGGACAAGCGGTAACTTACGAACTAACAGAACAGCGTGGTAAAGAAGCTGCTTCTGAAATACAACTAACATAAGGAGAAGACAATGGCAATAACAATAGATGGTAAAGTTTATGATGAAACTAAACTAGACGAGAAGTGTAAGAACGCTATCGTACAGGTTAACTCAATGCAAGGTAAACTTAGACAACTAACTGCTGAGTTTGATAACGTTAAAGTTTTAATCAAACATCATAGTGAGTACTTAACTGCTAACTTACCAGCAAGTGCAATCGTAGAAGGCGAATCTACTGTTGAACCTGTTGAAGCAGTTGTTGAAGAACCTAAAGTATAGTATGAGAAACTCGAAAAGCGGTAACAGAACTAGACACTTTCCTGGTGATAAAAAACCAGGTAAGTCTTTATCAAAAGATAAGTTGTCTTATGAAACAAAGTTGAGTAAGTATAAAGGACAAATGCGATGGATGGTTATTGAAAAACCTACCGGCAGTATTCTATGTGCTTCAACTTTCGAAGATAAGGCACGAGAACTAGCCGCTTTTCAGAATAAACACAAACAATGGGTTCATAGTTCAGGCATTGTTAAGTTCCTCACATTGGGTAAGATATAAAGGGGTCGTAGCTCAGTTGGTTAGAGTGTCTGCCTGTCACGCAGAATGTCGAGGGTTCGAGTCCCTTCGATCCCGCCACACATATAAATAGCTGTATGGCAAATATAGGAGTAGA